GCAACCGGCTCATAACCGGTCGGTCGTAGGTTCGAATCCTTCATGGTGCATTAAAAATTAAAAAGAAGGAGATGATTTTAATTGGCACAATATGTTAATCGTTGGATTATGCGAGATAGAAAGGGGTGCTACGTTCCAACGTCATGTGAGGCTTTGGCAGATATTTATGGAAATAAAGAAGCCAATTCTGTCTACAATAATAATCTTTCTAAGGCTTTGAAATCGTGCTTTCGTGTTCAAAAATATGACCAGCCACCAGAGCTAATAAAGCAAATGACACATGAAGAAACACAAGAGAAGACTGAAAGGGTGGCAATAGCTGAAAATATTCAATATTGGATTGAGAAGGTAAAGGGACTTAATGGATTAGCCTCAGAAGCAGTACATAGAAAGAATGAGTTAACAGACAAACTTAGCACAGTAGATAAAGAAATATGTGACATATTACATTACATAGAATTTTGTAACCTTAATGCTGCACAAGGATATAAAGCCTATAAAATGCTCAAGGAACGGAGAATAAAACGCAGAAGCATTAAGAACGAATTGCAGGTGGTAGACATTATTTTGGGAAAGAAAATTTCTGAAACAGCTACTGATGAGATTGAGAAAGCTATCTCAGGAATGGATAAGCGTAAATATGAACCAAGAGTAATGACTGAATTATTTGACTATTAGGGAGGTAGATAAGGAGAATGTTATTATGTAAAAATTATTGGACTCAAATGGTGGGAGTTATGTCGTTCTCAAAGGACAAGCATGAAAAATTCAGTCGTTGTCCGAAGTGTTGTTCAGAGACACGACATACAAAAATCAATGATAACGAGTTGAGTTTTAGAGAAGTGTTACATAGAGAAATTAAGAAGGGAAAGTAATTACATAATGGAAATACAACAAATATTGGAATGGTACTGTGATAATGAAATGTATCGGCTCAAAAAGATATGCTACCCAATGTTGATAAAAATTGGGGGTATATCGGACAAAGATTATGACGATTTTTACAGCATCGCTTTAAGTGTATTATCAGACACCGCATTAAGATTTGATCCAGAAAAAGAAATAGATTTTGATTCATTCTTAGCCAGCAACATTAAGCGAAAGTTTAAAACCGAGATTCGTGATCGTAATCGTGCAAAACGTATTCCTGCTAAGAAACTTGAAAGTACAAGCAATCTTGTTACAGAAGACGGGGTGGAGCTTGGAGAAACTATTCCATCAAAGTTTGATACATATGAAACTGCTTGTGAATACTTGTTTGAAGGTACTAAGATTGAAAGATATTTGGACAAGTTATCATATACACAACGTAAAATTGTATCGTTATTATCTGATGGATATAAGGCAAAAGAAATCAGAGAATTATTACATATGAATAGTAAGCAATATTCTAATAATCTTGCAGCTATTCAAGCATATGAAAATATAAGAGAATTAATGTAAGGAAAATGTAGGAGGAATTAATTATGGCAAAGAAAGTAAGAGAACAAACAGTATCATTATCTTCATATTTAGCAAGTGTAAATAGTGAGGATATTTCAGAAAATCAGGATGTACAGAGAATGTTTTGTTGGGACAACCCGGCAATGAATGAATTGATTTTAACAGTTCTTACGGAAGATTACATTCCTCCTATTATTCTCGGTGAAGAAGAATTAGGCGGTGGATTAACACAGGAATATATTGTTGATGGTATACAGAGAACCACAGCATTAAATAAGTTTCGCAATATGAATTGGAAAACAACTAAATCATTTGAAAATAGCGTTATTCAGTATCAAGCAAAGAGAAGAGATGAAGAAGGGCATCTTGTAAAAGATGAAAACGGAAGTATTCTTTGGGATAATTGCGAATTTGACATTAAGAACAAAACTTTTGAACAGTTGCCAGATGAATTGAAAAAGAAATTTGACGATTATCAGATCCGTATTGTCGTTCATCAGAATTGCACCATGCAAGAGATTAGTAAGCTTGTGCGAAGATATAATCGTAACAAGTCTATGGGTTCTAACCAGAAGGCTCTTACATGGATTCCTACATATGCAAGAAAAATCAAAAATATTGCAAACAATGAGTTTTATAAAAATTGTGTTGCACCTTCAGAACCAATGCGTAAGAACGGAACATATGAGCAGACAGTTGCAAATTCTGTAATGACTGTATTTCATATAAATGATTGGAAAAAAGCACCAAAAGACAGAAATGAATATCTTGAGGAAAATTCTTCGTTCGATGAATTCGAAAAGATAAATGAATATGGAAATCGAATCGCAAAAGTTTGTGGCAATAAATTTCAGAATATATTTGTATTCAAAGATATTCTTTGTTGGATGGCTACATTCCATAATTTCACAAAGTTAGGACTCGAAGATAATAAGTTTGCAGGATTTGTAAATGCACTTGTAAAGGATTTACATAGTAAAGTAATTGGAGAGTGGAGTTATGACACACTTGATAAAGAAGCTGGTACATCTGATAAAAAGATTGTACAAGCTAAAATTGATACATATACTACTTTGATGATGGATTATTTACATATAAATACAACAGAAAATGTGGAAGAAAATACGGAAGAAAGTATTCTTTCCTTTGTACGGGAAAATGCAAATTCTAATGCTACGAATGATGATGTGGATTTTTATACAGATATGGTTGAGGACTGTGTGAAGATTGACGCACCTGTATACAAGTTTTGTAAAATGGCATTAATTGCTCTTATGGCATATGCTTGTCAGAAAGAACAGGATCAGGACTTTGAAAGTTGGATTAAAAATTATAAAACAAGCAATTTTAGCCAATCTCAGAAAACAAACTATCTTTATCTGAAACGTGATTTTGATAAATTCATGCAGAGGGATGTAAGTGCATAGTGCTGATTTTTCAATTTTTGGCAAGGTTGTAATATATAATGCTGAATATACCTGGATTTGATTGGGCGGTGCATTGGTGCTTACGGTGGATGGGTTCGAATCCCATACTGTCCATCAAGTTAGGTATATTCGGTCAACCGTATTAATAGGAAGGAAACTAAGATGAGAATTTATACAGAAATGGAATGTGATTGCGGATGTGAGGATGGCAAATTTTGTATATATTTTAATAAGGATACCAAAAGTTGCGATTTTCATAAAATGCGTAAGGTAAAAATTGTAAAAAATAAAGATAGACAATAGAATCCTTTCTTTGGATTTCGAGGTGATTTTATGAATAATGAAGATAAAATAAATAAGATTATTGAGCTATTGCAATCACCTGATTTAGATGATTATGAGTGCTGCATAGAAATAGCAAAAGTAGTTGGTATTTACAATTATGAAAGAGAAGACAATCGTGATTGAACTTGAAAATTCTCTTTATTTGGATTGTGAGGTGAAAAGATGAAGATAACAGGAATAATTCGTAGAGTTGATGATTTAGGTAGAATAGTAATTCCAAAGGAAATTAGAAGGCAGGTGTTTGGGAAAACGGATGCAACTGGTGAGCCAATGGAAATATTTATTGATAGAGGAAATGTTGTACTTCGAAGATACGAGGAAATACAAACTTGTAAATGGATAAAATACGATTATAGAACGATTTGCCCGAAAGAACATGACGATGCTGATGATCCATATTGGAGGATACATGAAAATATGGCAAATTTAAAATATTGTCCTTATTGTGGCAAAGAGATAGTTGTTGTAGATAAATAACAGTAAAGTTCGATTTCTTAGGAAGATTTAGAAAAGAGGAAATTATGGATAAAAAAGAATTAAATATCTTTGGGAGATATTTATATAAAGGATATTTTGAAGAAGATTTAGACATACCAATTGAAGTAAATAATCGTCTAAAAAGAACACATGCATGGTTTGTGTCAGATGACGATCCATATATAGAGGTATCCAAACATTTGATTCAACAAAATATCTATATTATTGCAGATATTTTATCTCATGAGCTAACCCATTATTATTTGTATAAACATGACAAACCATATGATGATAAAGATATTGAATTTTATGCTCTTACTTATAAAAATGGCATAAGTAGAACAGAATCAACGATAATCGAAAATGGTATTTTAAAATATGAATATTTTAAGAATGAATCAAAATGTGACTGTGGATTTAAAATAGAAAGCTATTTTCCAGTTATAGATAATGAATTTAGACCTGTTTTAATGTGTCCTAAATGCAATAAGCCATTAGTTTATAATGCGATTGGTGCTGTTTATAGGGATTTTATGCCAGGATTTAAATTAAAAATGACATGTGATTGGTACGAGAGAAAAAAATCTAAGTAAAACTTCGTTTCATTGTAAAAATTTCTGAGCGATTCAGCTCAATAAAATTCCCAAATTAAAAAGAGAATATAGATATGTAACCAATTAACATTCATATATAAAAATTATAGAAAAGGAGAGTAAAACAAATGAATGGATTGAGTAGTAAAGAAGTTCTCAAAAGTAGAGAGCTTTATGGAAGTAATAAGCTTCCTGAACCAAAATTGGACAAGTGGTATGACTTCGCAAAGGAGGCATTAAGTGAGAAAATCACAATGATTCTTATTGCAATTGCTGTATTGCAGTTATTCCTTGGAGTCATGGGAGTAATGGATTTATCAGATCCAATTATGATTCTTGTTGTATTAGCAATTGTAACATGTATTGCTGTTAAGACTGGACTTGGTGTTCAAAAATCAGCAGCAGAGTTGAGAGCCAAAACATCAGTCAGGTATTGTGACGTAATTCGTGATGGCAAAGTTCAAACAATTAACAAGGATGAATTGGTAGTTGGTGATCTCGTTTGTGTAGGAATGGGACAAGAAATTTTTGCAGATGGATATCTCATTGAAGGTAAGATTTCTGTAAACAATGCAGCTATTAATGGAGAAACAAAAGAGTGCAAGAAAATACCGATTGAAGGATATGTTCATAAGAAAACTACTTCAACAGATGCTTATACGAATCAGAATTGCTTATTTGCTGGTACAACAGTAATGTCAGGCGAAGGAAAAATGATTGTTACTGATGTAGGTGTAAATACAGTAAATGGTGATACACTTGTTAAAATGCAAACACTCGAAGCACCAAAGACAGCACTTGATATTGCACTTGATAATCTGAGCGACTTCATTTCTAAGTGGGGAACAATCGCAGCCGTTATTACATTTGCGGTACTTACAATTTCAGGAGTTGTACAGGTTGGATTTGGAGAATATTTTAGCGGTGGCGTTCTGAATATTATTCAGAAAATCGCACAGAACTTCTCAGTAGCATTAACAATTATTGTAGCTGCTGTTCCCGAAGGGTTGCCTCTTATTGTAAAACTTGTAACAAAACAGAATGTAAAGACAATGGAGAAATTCAATATTCTTGCTAAGAATCCTGGTAAAATTCCAGAGTTAGCATATGTTGATA